AGTTTCCCATCCTGGCGGTCGGTGTTTTCGCGCTGGAGGATCGAATTGTCCCTGCTGCTGCTATGGCCAACAAAGAGCTGTCGACTATCGGGGCCGTGACGCAGACCACCGCGGCCGCAGTGCTCGGATTCCGGTCGCCTGGATCGCTGCGAGCCCTTAACGATGCGCCGAGATTAGCGAACGGCCGGTACGACCTTTGCCAGCTCGTGCCGTGGTACCTCGCACGCCAGGCCGGCGGGGACGATCTGATGGGTGGGTCGGAGTCGCCTGGCCTCGAGCGGTACCGAGAGGCGCGCGCGAGTTTGGCGGAACTCGAGTTGGCGCAGCGGGAACATCAGCTCGTGTCTGTCGAACAGGCACGCGCGGTACTTCTGCGGTGGGCCGCCGTGATCAAACGCGCTGGGGAGCGACTGAGGAAGAGACAACCGGAGGCGCACCGGACGCTGGCCGAGGCGTTGGTAGAATGTGCGAAAATCGTCGATGAGCTCGCCGCGAAAAGCTGAGCCGGCTGTGCACGCGCTGGTGGAGGTCCTGCGGTTTTGCCTCGCGCAATCGGACTCACCGCGATTGCGGCCGATCTCGGAGTGGGTCGAGGCGGAGATCGTGTTGCCCAACGGGCCGTTTGCGGGAGAGCGGTATCGGCACGATCGGCACCCGGTCAGCCGGCCTTGGTTCGCGGCACTGGACGCCGGCGAGTGGACTCGCTACGCGGCAGCTGGGCCGACCCAAAACGGGAAGACGCTGTTGTGTTACGTCGTCCCCGTGCTCTATCACCTGTTCGAAGTCGCTGAGACAGTGATCGTTGGGCTTCCGACGATGGACATGGCCAACGACAAATGGCAGGAAGATTTCTTGCCGGTGATCGAGGCAAGCCGGTACCGGGAGCTTCTGCCGACTACTGGCGAGGGCAGCCGCGGCGGGCTCGTGAAACGCGCGATTAGGTTCAGCAACGGGGCGACGCTGCGATTCATGACTGGGGGCGGGAGGGACAAGAAACGCGCTGGGTATACGTCGCGCGTCCTGGCGGTCACCGAGGTGGACGGGCTGGACGAGCCGGGGGAGCATAGCCGAGAGGCGGATAAGATCGAGCAGCTGGAGGGGCGGACTCGGGCATTTGGGCGCACCGGCAAGCGCGTGTACCTGGAGTGTACGGTCTCGATCGAGAAGGGAAGGATCTGGCAGGAGATCAAGCACGGGACGGATAGCCGGCTCGTGCGACCGTGCCCGCGCTGCGGGGTGTGGGTGAGCCCGGGACGTGAGCATTTGAAGGGCTGGCAGACGGCGGAGTCGGAAGAAGAGGCGGCGGCCAAAGCGGCGTGGCATTGTCCGAGTTGCGACAAGCCGTGGACCACAGACCAGGTCGTTGATGCTGGCCGTAGATCTATCCTCGTCCACCGCGGGCAGACGGTGGACAAACGGGGCGTGACGCATGGGGAGGCACCGCAGACGCAGACGCTTGGATTCAGATGGGGAGCGATCGATAATCCGTTTCAGACGGCGGGCGATTGTGGAGCTGAAGAGTGGCTTGCAGCCCACAGCCGCGATCGGGAGAACGCGGAAAAGAAGATGGCACAATTCGTGCATGCTTTGCCGTGGGATCCGCCTGACATTGATCTGACGCAACTGGAGGCGGAGCAGGTTGAAGCGCGGACGTCGGGGCTGAAGCGCGGGCGAGTCCCGGAGGATTGCGTTGGGGTGGCCGTGGGGATCGACACGGGCAAGCGGTCGTTGCACTGGGTAGCGCTGGCTGTGCGGTTGGCCGGGCCCTGGCCAGTGATCGAGTACGGTGAGCAGACGGTTGAATGGGAGCGGTTGGGGCTGCAGCGTGGGCTGCTGGCCGCGTTGCAGCAGCTGCGGACGTATTTCGATGCGGGGTGGCATTCGAGTCAGCGGACATGGCAAGCCGGCCAGGTGATCATCGACAGTGGGTATCACGAGCACCAGGCGGCCGTGTATCAGTTCTGCCAGATCACCGCGCAGGGACTGGCGGAAGATCAAGTGATTTACCGGCCCGGTAAAGGATTCGGAGAGGGGCAGCAGCGGATGGGCCGGTACCTTGCGCCCAACAAACGGACGGCGGACGTGGTCTACGTTGGCGATCAGTACGACCTACGGCGAGTCAGGCGCAACGGGAAGCTGCTGCCTGGAGTCGTGATCGCGCACATCAACGTCGATTCGTGGAAATCGATTGTGCACGAGGGATTGGCCTTGCCGCCTGAGGAGCCTGCGGCTATTACCCTTTGGGAGGCGGCCGACAGCTTTGAGCACGCGACGTTCGCTCGTCACATGGTTGCGGAAAAGCAGGTCGAGAAGTTCATGCCGGGACGCGGGCGCGTGATCGTCTGGGAGCGGATCGACCGGCAGAATCACTACCTCGACGCGGCGTGTTACGCGGCTGTTGCGGCGGACCATGTGCCGACGGTAGTCGCCAGGCAGGCGGCCAAACAACAGCAACCCAAGACCTGGTGGCAAAGGAGTAAACGCCGTGCAGCTTGATTTGTGCGAGGGTCCGATCTGTGCTCGCTGTGGGTGTAACGATACGCGGATCGTCCAGCGGCCGATGCCCACCTGGTGGATGAGCGGCCGGGCGGTGTGCAATCACTGCGGATTTACGTTTCCGTTCCGGGAGCTGCCGGCGTCTGCGCCAACGGAGGTTGTCACGCCAGCGGAGCCGGAGATTACGGCCGCTGCCGTGCCGCCGGTGCGGACGCGGAGGCGTGGCTAGCGAGTCGGGGCGGGGTCCGAACCTGCGACGAATCTGTAAACGTGGGCTGACGGGCCGTTTGCAAAGCTGCGTACTCTTCCAGGGTGAGCGTGGAACGGCTTAACACACTGGCGGAGGCGGCTATTGCGGCCCTGGAGAGCGGCGACTATGCGGCCGCGATCCGGGCGGCGGCGTCGGCAAAGATCCTGCTGGCAGTCCAACCGGCGATGGCCCGCACGGCTGCGGGCAATGCACAGTCGCTCGGCTGGACGAATGCCCAGGCCGTAGATGGATTCATCACGGAATGCCGCAGGCAGCAAGCCCAGACTTTAGCGGCCTCCTCAGGGCCGTTCCAGCAGACGAAGATTCGTTATGCGCGGCCGGATTCTGAGACGGCCTTCGACTAGGTAGCCCATGTTCGAAAGGATTCGAGCTTGGTTTGGCGGCGGCGCTGCCAGGACGGCAGGCCCTCGCTATGCGTCCGCGCCGATGTGGGGCGCCCGGCAGTTCGAGGCCGGGGTCACGGATCGGCTCAACGAGGCGCACTGGCTGCTGGCTGCTGACACGGACGTCAACAGCTGGCTGCTTGAAAAACTATCGACCCTGCGGTCGCGAGCGACATACGAGTCTCGCAACAACGGCATGCTGGCCGGTGTCGTGGGCACGCTGGTGGACGACGTCGTCGGTCCGGATGGGCCGACGCTGCAGGTGCTCAGTGACGATGAGGCCTACAACGAGGCCCTAGAGGCAGTCTGGCGGGAGTGGTTTGCCGCGCCGACCTTCAGGCCCAATGTCAGCGGCGCCGCGCTGCTGAAGCTCTGGGTGCGCAATCTCCCTCGCTGTGGAGAGTTCCTGGCGCAGATCGATACCGATCCGAATGCGGACGGTCCGGTCGCCATGCGGGTGCGGCCACTCCACCCCCGCCGGCTTGAATCGCCTCTGGGATCGATTGCCGACCCAGTACACATGATGGGCGTCGAGCTCGACAGTCCGGACGGGCGCCCTATCAGGTACTGGATTAAGACGCCGGTCCTCTACGGGATTGCAACCTACACGCCGGTACCGCCGGACCTGATCATCCATGAATTTCTCTTGGACGAAGAGGGGCAGGTCCGAGGATTCCCGTGGGTGCTGCCGTCGCTCGAGCCAGTGGCGGAACTCCGCGACTACGATCACCAGGTGCAGGACGCGGCCCGCTCGATGGCCGATTCCAGCAGTCTCCTCTACACGGAGAATCCGGACGCACCGCTGTGGACAACTCCGGAAGAGACGACGGTCGAGCGGCGTACAGTCAAGATGGTTCCTCCGGGGTGGAAGCCCTGGCAGTACTCAGCGTCGCAGCCCCCCGTGCAATACCCGGACTTCCGAGCCGAGCGGCACCGCGAGCTCGGCAGGCCGTTCGGCATGCCTCTGTTGATGGTCCGTCTCGACAGTTCCAAGCACAACTACAGCTCAGCAAGGTTGGATACGCAGACGTACAACCGGACGGTTCTGGGAATCCAATGCTGGCTATCCGGCACACCCAACAGCACGGGCACGCTGAATCGCCTGGTAGACCTGGTGGGGGCCGAGGCACGCTTCTCTGTGCCTGCTCTCCGCCGGCGTCCAGATCGCGTCGAGTACGTCTGGACGTGGGCACCCCGTCCGCACGTGGATCCGGCGAAGGAAGCGACCGCAGAGGAAACCGGTCTGCGCAATCGGACCGTCAGCTTTTCGCAGGCCCTGGCCGGCCGCGGAGTCAACCTCGATACGCACGTGCGGACGCTGCAGCGTTGCGAGCAGATCCTGCGCGGGAGCGGGATTACGCTGCCGGGTTGGCTCACTGGGGCTACTGTTTCCGCGGCCCCGGCCGCTCCGGCGTCGGCGGCCGAGGATGACCAGGACGAAAAGGACGAAAGAGACGAAAAGGACCTGGCAGAGCAAGACGAGGAGACGGCCGATGTTACCGCGTGATCTGACCCTCCGCCAGGAGTCCCGCCGGGATCTGACCAGCCGGACCCTCACGATTCGGGCCGCCACGGCCAACGAGGCGGAGCGATCGGTCGAAGCAGTGCTCGGCACGGAATCTCCCGTCGAGGTCTACGACTGGGCCAGCGGTGGGACGGTCGAAGAGGTCCTGGTCACTGCCGGAGCGCGTTTGCCGCAGGCCGGTCAGTTGCCGCTGCTGGCAAATCATGACCGTTGGTCGCTGGATGCGGTGCTTGGATCCGCGCGCGATCTCCGGGTAGACGGCGCCCAAGTGACGGGCCGTCTGATGTTTGCGAGTGACGAAGATTCCCAGCGGGCCTGGGACAAGGTGCGCGCTGGGCACATCACGGACGTCAGTCTGGGCTATCGCGTCCTGGCCTCAATTCTCATTCCCGCCGGCCAGTCCGCTGTGATCGGGGGCCGGACGTTTGCGGCCGGCCCGAAACGCGCTCTGCGCGTGACCACCGACTGGCAGCCGAAAGAAGTTTCGCTCGTGCCGATCGGCGCCGATTCCGCGGCCAAGATCCGAGCCGATGAATCCGACTCCCCCAACCTCAAGGAGCAACCTGTGGAGCCCGATACCACCACCACCGAAGTTCAGCGCAACGATTCCGCCGCGGCTGCCATCCAGACGCCGCCGGCCACCTCTCCGGCCACGCCTCCGGCAGCCCCCAACGCCGAGGCGATCCGCACCGAGGCGATCGCCGCCGAGCGTGCCCGCGTACGGCAGCTGACCGAACTGGCCGCCAACGACACGCCGGCGGCCCTGCTACAGCGAGCAATCGCCGAGGGCTGGGACGAGGCCCGGGCGAGCCGCGAGTTTCTGGCCGGTGTGCGAGCTGCTCGCACGTCGTCCGCCCCATCGCCTGGAAATCCCACCGCCGGGCCGGCGATTCACTCCCGCAGTTTGGAAACCGATCTGTCGATTCTCAGCCTGGCGGCGGGGCTGATCGCCCGCAGCGGGTTGGATCCAACGCGATCTCCGACAGGGTCGGGACCCCTGCATCTATACGACGGACGCCGGCAACGCCGCGGCGAAGCCATCACGGCGGAACACGCCGAGCGGGGCGAACGATTTGCCCGGATGAGCTGGGTCGACATCGCGCGCATGTGTGTCCAGCTCGACACCGGCCGCTGGGAGATGGACCCGGAGGAAGCCGTGCGGACGGCCGTTTCCGGCGGCTCGCTGTCCTATGTCTTCGGGACCAACGTGTACGCCAAGATCCTCGCCGGCTGGGCGGAGATCGCCGACACGACGGCTTGGTGTGCCAGCGAAACCGACATCCCGAACTTCTTGCAGCAGGAGGACATCACACTCAGCGCCTCGGCGCAATTGGATCGGCTGCCTCCGGGAGGCACGGCTAACGATGCTTCCGTCTCCGACAAGCACGAGACGTACAAGCTAGCACGATACGCCAAGAAGTTCACGGTCGACGAGCAGGATCTGTTGAGCGATCGCCTTGGGGCGATGATGCAAGTCCCGATCGAAATGGGCATGGCGGCCCGCCGGCTCCGCCCGGACCTGGTGTATTCGGTGCTGCTGGAGAATCCCACGCTCGTCGCCGACAGCGGGGCACTGTTCAACGCGACGGCGATCACCACCGCGGGTGGGCATGCCAACTTGGGGACCGGGGCGCTCTCGACCACGAATTTTGCGACGGCAATCACGGCGATGGTCCAGCAGCGTCAGGGCAACGTGGTGCTGAACGTCCGGCCGCGGTACCTGATCGTCCCTGGTGCCCTGCAGTTTACCGCGGCCACGATTCTGAACGGGATCGCGTTGGCCAAGACGCATGCGACCAAGAGCGACCCGGACTACGTGCCGATCAACCCGGTAAGCAATCAAATCCTCGAAATGCTGGGAGGCCAGCCGGTTGAGCTTGTCGTCGATGATCGCATCGGCGCGGCCGGGGTCTACGATCCTCGGACCAAGGCTGTCCGGACAGGGACCGCGACCAATTGGTTCCTATCGGCCGGCGGCAATCGGACGATCCGCATTGGCACCCGCCGCGGCACGAACGGCCTGCCCGTGATGAGACAGTACTCCCTCGATCGCGGCCAATGGGGCATCGGGTGGGACATCAATTACGACCTCTGCGTCGTCGTGGCCGACTTCCCCGGACTGTACAAGAGCACCGGGGCGGCGTGATTCGCGGAGAGCAAATACCCAGGCACGGTCAACGAGTAGACCGTGCCACATACAACTGACCACTGACCACTGACCACTGACCAAGGAGTGTACCCGTGAGCGAAGCATTGCTGATCAACGATTCCGATTGTCTCCCTGTGACCACGCCGAGCGCGGGCTACAGCTCCGGCGAAGTCCTCCAGCTGCCCGATGGCCGGGCCGGCTACGTCGCCGGCTTGCGGGCCCTGGTCTCCGGCGATGAGGCCGGGATCCAGGTCAAGGGCCGCGTGACCCTGACCAAGACCGCAGGCGTCGTGATTCTGAAAGGCGGCCGCGTCTACTGGGACCGTTCGGCCGGGAGTGCCACGCCGCTGCGCGGGATCACGGGCGACAACTTCTTTGTCGGATTGGCGGCCGAGGACGCTGCCAGCGCCGACACCACCGTCGACGTCGACATGAACGTCCAGCAGAAGAATTTCATTGACCTGCAGAAGGACTCCTTCGATCACGTCCCGGTCGGCACCGTGACGCAAAAGGCGATCGGCGGTCAGCAGTATCTGGCCTTCACCACGGCGACGGAGGCCGAGAAGCTCGACTTGCTCTCCGTCAAGTCCGTCCCCGTGACGATCCCCTGGATTTTCGAGGCGATCTTCCGAGTCCAGACGGCGGCGGATGCCGACGTGGCCGACCTCAGTGTCGGCGTGGCCAACGCCACGCATGCCAGCGACGCGGACTCGATCACGGAAAGCTGCTTCTTCCACCAGGATTCCGGCGCCGATCTGAACCTGGACGCGGAATCGGACGACGGCACGACCGAAGTCGCGGCGACCGACACGACCATCGACATTGTCGCAGGGACCGATGTTGAGGTGTGGATCGACGGCAGGGATCTGACGGACATCCAGATGTACGTGGACGGCGTGCTCGTGCTGGCGAGCACCGTGTTCAAGCTCAATGCGGCAACGGGCCCGTTGAAGGCACTCTTCCATTTTGAGAAGTCGAGCAACGACACGGCCGGCGAAGTTCGGCTGAGCCACATGGCGATCCGGACCTTCGACATCGAATGATGGAGCCGAGGCGAGATGAGTGTGCCGGTTGGTGAAACTTCACCCTCCGGCTCATGGAGCCCTGCCGATGTCCACCGAAAGCATAGTCACGATTTTTACAGCCTTGGCATTCGGGCCGGCTGTAGCCGTGGTGTTGCTCCGGTGGGTACTGAACAGGGCAACGCTCCAAGATCAGCGGATCGAATCGCAGGCGATCGAACTTGGACAGCTCAGGAGCCGGCTCGATGAGATGTCGACCGAAAGCCGGGCGGCGCTGGCGGACCGCTTGAGAGATTCCACGGCCGTCGAGGAAAAGCTGGTCGCGGCCGTGGACAACATTGCCGTGCATGCCGAGCGACTGGCGGGCGTCGTCAGCAAGCTCGAGCAAAGGCTGGAGATGCGGCCCTGCCAGCTGCCCGAACCGGTGCTTTGCCAAGTCCGCAGGATGTTGCGAAACGAAAACCCCGAGGCTCAGTAGATGGCCTTCGCCGAAGACTTTGCCGCCATAGCCGATGAGTTCGCCGAATCGTTCGGCGAGCAGGTCACGCTGCAGCGGGGACGTTTCACAGCGACGGCCGTCGCCCAGCCTTGGGACCACGAATACGAATCAGCCGGACCGCAGGGCCTGCTCACGACGATAGCCGGCCGGGACTGGATGATCCATTACACCGAATACCTGGTCGATGGCGAGGCAGTGGAGCCCCGGCCAGGTGACCAACTGACGGACGCGGCCGGCCGCGTCTGGGAGGTCCTCCCTATCGGCGGGCGCCCAGCGTTCGAAAAGCACAGCGACAGCTGGCTCCTGCGCACGAAGCAGGTACTGGCCTAACCGCGTGGCACGGAGTTTCCATGACCGCCTTGCTCGTCCAGCTCGCTGATGCGATTACCGAGGAGATCAACTCGGATGATTGGGGTCTGGACTTCGAGGCCAAGCGATCCTACGCGGATTGGGATTTGAAACTGGATGCGGACGTCGGCCTGCTGGTGGACGTCGTGCCAGCACGCCGCAAGAAGCTGCCGATCGAGAACCGCAGCCTCCGCGATCATGAGCTCACGGTGCACGTCGGCATCCGTCGCAAGTTCGCGCCGCAGTCGCAAGACACGTTCACGGGGCGGATCGAGACGGCGGAAGTCGACGCGCTGATCGCGCTAGCCGAGGACATCGAATCGCATTTCGACTACCAGGAGCGGCTCGCCGGCATGCCAGCCTCGGCCCTCGTATCTGCCAACTTACTGGGCGACTACGACCGCGAACTGCTGTACGAAAACCGGCAATTCGTGTCTGTGATCGAACTCACCTATCGGTGTGAAACGGAGGTGAGCCCGTGATCCAGATCGTCGCCAAGCTGGTGGCAGAATTGAACCCGAAGCCCGTCCTGGAGGCGGCCGCCAAGGCCACGTTTCGGAACCTGGCGCACGCCGCCGCCTCGCTGCGCAAGGCGGCAATCGAGTCGATCAAGCCTGGCGAAGGCCCGTCGGCGCCGGGCACGCCGCCCCACACGCAAACCAGCAAGGGCAAGAAACGTGGCGTTTTGCCTCGTGCGATCGGTTACTCGGTCGACGAGGACACCGCCGTGATCGGGCCGCGAGCGAGCGTTGCCGGAGAAGGCGGCGCCGCACACGAACACGGCGGCACGTTCCGGGGGCAGACGTATCCGCAACGGGCATTCATGGGCCCGGCCCTGACGGCCACCGCCCCGAGAATCGGGAGCCAATGGGCCGGCACGATCGGCCCGTGACCACTGACAACTGACAACCAAGGAGCTCATTATGACCCTCGCCATCCGCACCCCAACCGGCCTCGAGGCCAAGGACTATTACAACAGCGGCACGCATGCCAGCCCGGTCTGGGTCGAGATCGCCAGGCAGAAGGGCAGCAAGCTCCCGCGCTCCAAGGAAGAGATCAGCTGGAAAGACCGCGACTCCCCGTACGAGAAGACCCGCGGCGGCCATACCACGCTGGGAATCTCGTTCACCTATCGGCACGTACGCGGGGCCGACGATGCAGTCCGCGATGCTCTGCTGAGTTCGCTGATCAACGGCACCGCTGTGGAGATCGCGACGTTTGACGCGGCCATCACGCAGGTAGGCGCCGTCGGATTTCGGCAGTACGTCGAGGTCACCAAGATGGATCGAGGCGCCGAGACGGGCGCCGTGGTGACCTACGACGTCGAGGCCAAGCACACCGAGTACTACGAGAGCTCGAGCCTGATCGAACCCGGCGACTACCAGATCGCCGCCGGGAGCAGTTTCAGCCCGGTGCCATGATCGAAAGTGACCGAAGGGACTGAAAGGACAAAAGGGACGATCCCGTCTGTCCCTTACGTCCCTTATGTCCATTTTGTCCTTGTTCTCTCTGGGAGGAAACCACATGCAATCAACTCAACTGACCCGCCTGCGCAATTTGGCGGATCAATCGCGCACGAAGTCCATGCCCGTGGCGATCGGCGCGCAGGACTTTTGCGACCTGGTGGCCGAAAGCGCGACCGAAGATCCAGGCCTGGTGCGAGCCGCGGAGGCCCTCGCGAGTTGCACTGTGCAGGTCTACGTCGAGGCCCAGACGCTGGTCAGCCTGATCGACAGCCTCACGCCGCCGACGATCCCGATGCCCGACGTCCCGGCCGACTGGTCACCCCCCGGATCGCCGGAGGTGTGACGCCGTGGCACGGTCTACTTGTTGACCGTGCTGAAAGGCAGATCGGCAGACCGTGGGACGGTTTAGCACGGTCAACAGTTAGACCGTGCCACGAGGAGGACAGCGTGAAAGCTTTCATCGACGCCGACAACAGGACCTGGGTGGTATCGGCCACGGTCGATTCACTGCGGCGCGTTAAGGACTTGGCCGGCGTGGACCTGCTGACCGGGGACGGGCTGGCAAAAGTCACGGATCAGGTCGATTTGTGGCAGCTGCTGGAGCTGTGGCCCAACGTGCTGTGGGCATTGTGCTTGCCGCAGTGCCAAGCCGCACACATCGACCAGGCCGCCTGGGCATCGCTGCTCCTGGCCGACACGGAAGGCACCCCGGTCTTCGACGCTGCGATCACGGCCACGCTTGACGAGCTCGCCTGTTTTTTCCGCAAGCTGGGTCGCCGGACTGCCGCGGCGGCCCTGGAGAAGATCCTGGAAGCCAAGGGAGCCAAGGAGACAGAGCTCGCCCAGCGGACGGCTCGGACGCTGGAGGGACGCATGCGGACGGAGTTGGACCGACTGAGTCAGCAGATCGACGATCAGCTGACATCGATCCTTGGACCTCCATCGACCGAATCGCCGGAGTCCTCGGAATCGACCCCGGACCATTCACCGTGCGGCGGCTCCTCGTCATGCACGAGGGACGCCAAGAAAGCTGGTGGGCCCACGATGCCTGGGTCTGCCACGTGATAGCCAACTGCCAGCGGGACCCGGATTCCAAGCCGATCACGCCGGCCCAACTAAACCCGATGACGATGGACGAAGCCGGGGGATCCGGAGGCGGAATCGAGCTTACGCCCGAGACGGTCCGAGCGATCGTCGCCGGCATGCGAGCCGCGCGACAACAGTAGCGGCAACAGTGAGCGGCAAGGCGCTAGCCGCCGGTTGCGTTGAAAACCGGCGGCTAGCGCCGTGCCGCTCACGCGAAGGAAACCAGCCATGAGCGCCGGCAAGCTAAACCTGATCATCGAGCAAGGCGCGACCTTCAGCCGTGTACTCACGTGGAAGGTCAACGATGTTGCCGTCAACCTCACTGGCTACACCGCCCGCATGCACGTGCGCGACGCGGTCGATTCGACAACGACGCAACTCGAGCTCAGTACCACTTCCCCGCCGGGAGGCATTGCCCTGGGCGGATCCGCAGGCACCATCACGCTGACCGTCTCCGCCGCGGTCACCGCCGCGCTGACGCCAGGCAATTACGTCTACGACCTGGAGCTGGTATCGAGCGGCGGAGTTGTGACGCGTCTGGTAGAGGGCGATCTGGAGATCGTCGCGGAGGTGACCCGATGAGCACCTCCGTCGTCACCAACGCCCCCGCTTCGCGCGTCACTGTCTCGGCTGACGAGATCCAAGTCATAATCTCGCAGCTCACTGGCCCACAGGGAGCGGCTGGGGTTGGTGTGCCTGCAGGCGGCACAATCAACCAGATTCTCGCCAAGGCCAGCGCTGACGATTACGACACCCACTGGGTTACTGGCGGGGCAGGGGGCGTGGAGTCCGATCCAATCTTCGTGGCTCACGTCGCCTACGGGATCACGTCCACACTGATCAGCCAGTGGAATACAGCGTACGGCTGGGGAAACCACGCCGGACTGTACCTGGCGCTGGACCAGACCACGCCGCAGACGGTGGCCAATGGCCAGCCCAATTTTTCCGCCGGCATCGACACCGACGTCCTCGATTTTGATCTCACTCCCGCGACCGGAGCTGATGCGATTGGCAGGCTGCGGTGGAACGTAGACGACTCGACGCTTAACCTCGGACTGAAAAGTACGGTCGTTCTGCAGATCGGGCAAGAAGAACTTGCTTACGTCTACAATGACGAATCGACGGCCCTAAGTGATGGCGAAGTCGTCTACATTTCTGGGATCCAGGGAAATCGCCTGGCCGTAAAAAGGGCGCAAGCCACCAGCTGGGCTGCGATCAACGTTGCCCACGCGCTGGTGACCGAGCCAATTGCGTCGCATGAGTACGGCTTCGTTTGCTGTGGCGGGATGGTCCGTAACCTTGACACGAGCGCGCTCTCAGAAGGGCCGGCCTATCTCTCCGCTACCACTCCGGGAGCGCTCACCAGCACGCCGCCGGTTTACGCGCGGTGCATTTGCCAGGTCTTGACGGTATCCAATGGCAACGGCGTCATTTACGTGCCGCGCAAACGACCTGAGGCAGATCCGATCTACATGGCCCAGGCGGCCGTCACTCTCAGTCCGACCGGATTCGGAAACCGCGCTCTGACAACCCTGAGCTTCACCGACTCCTCTCCTGATCGGACGCTCACGATCGCCCCGACTGGCGCAAACTTTACGGTCTATTCCGGCGGGGTTCCATACACGAAGACTTCGACAACCAAGCAGATCACGAATACGGCAGGTCTGTGGTACGTCTACTTTGACACGAGCGGGACAATCCAGGCCAGCACCGACGCTTGGGACATCGGGACTGCCAACATCCCGATAGCGCTGGTGTATTGGAACGGCACGAGTCACCGACTGCTCGACGAGCGGCACGGGGCGGCCCGCTGGCCGATCCTGCACGAGTACCTCCACGAGACTCGCGGGGCAGCTTACGCCAGCGGCGGAGCGTTGACGGCGGCCGCCGATGGCAGCACTTTCGTGGTCGCTTCCGGCGAGTGGTATGATGAGGACTACGAACATACTCCGGCTCAGGCCACGACAGCCCCGCTGATCTATCGAGCCGGCGGAGTGTGGACATGGACCGCGGCGCAGGCGCCGTACTTTCACGCCGTCGCGAGCGTCCCCAAGTACGACAACGCGGGGACCCTGACGGACGTAGACGCCAACAAGTACTCGCAAACGTGGGTCTTCTGGACGAACGACGTCGACAACCAGGTCCAGTTGCTCGTAGGACAAGGGCAGTACAACACCCAGGCCCTCGCGGAAGCCGTCGATCCCTCGTCGCTCACGTTGCCGCCGTGGCTGGGCGCTGAGTCCAAGCTGCTATACCGGATCGTTTGGCAACGCAACGGCGCCGTGATCACGCGGAAGTCCATCACCGACTATCGCCGCGCCGCCGGGCAGAGCAGCTCCTACATCGCCAACGACCACACCGCCCTGGCAAATCTCGGTTGGGCAACTAGCGGTCACACGGGCACCGCGTCGAACCTGGCCGCGTTCGGCGCTGACTCCAGCGCGGCCTACGTCGCCGTCGGCACGACCGCAGGGACCGTGGCCGCCGGCGATCACAACCACAGCGGCGTCTACGAGGTATCCGGGGCCGTGGCGACGCATGCCGCTTTGACAACCGGCGTGCACGGGCTGGCGATCACGGCCGGCCAGACGCTCACCGTGACCACGGGCGGAACCATTGGCTCCGCGGCCTACACGGCGTCCACCGACTACGCGACGGCCGGCCACAACCACAGCGGCGTCTACGAGGCGGCCGGGGCAGTCGCGACCCACGCGGCCCTGACGACTGGCGTCCACGGGCTGGCGATCACGGCCGGCCAGACGCTGACCGTTACGACCGGAGGCACGCTTGGAAGCGCGGCCTACACGGCGTCCACCGACTATGCGACGGCCGGCCACAACCACAGCGGCGTGTATCTCCCCGCGGCCACGAAGCTGGACGATTTGTCCGCGCCGGATGATAACACGGATCTTAATGCCACGGTCAGTGCGCACGGGCTGCTTCCCAAGCTGGGCGGCGGAACCACCAACTACTTGCGCGCCGATGGCACGTGGGCTGCGCCAGCCGGCGGCGCTCATGACGCGCTGACGCTGGCAGCGACTCTCACGGACGTCTTTTCCCTAAGCAGCCAAGAGTTACAGGCGGACGATGCCGGCGCCGACAAAATCGTGTTCTGGGACGACAGCGGAGCAAAGCTAACCTACGGCACAGTGGCGGACGTTGGGGCAGCGGCCGCCGTCCACACGCACAGCTACTTGGCAAACCTCGTCGAGGACACTTCTCCACAGCTGGGAGGGGATCTCGACGCCAATGGAAACAGCATCCACTTTGGCACGGCCGAAAACACGCAGACCCCGGCTGGCACCGCGGCCACGATCGACTTGGGAGCGGAGAACCACCATACGCTCAATTGTGGGTCCGCCAGCGGCGCGATCACGCTTACCTTGACCGTTCCACCCGGCCCGTGTGCGGGCACGATCATCGTTGTGCAGGGCGCAACGGCCCGCGATATCACGTGGTCTCCATCGAGCGGAGCAGCTATTTGGCTTGGCACGGAGCCAACTTGGACCGGAGACACAAACAAGACGCGCATCGTCGCTTGGCGATGGAATGCGACGGACCTTTACCTTTCGGCGACGGAGACGAACTAGAAACAAGTCGCCTTGGAAACTCCGCATGGCACTATCAGCAACAGTCACGAAAAAAGTTGTGATGTACGTCCAGCCAAAACTGCACAACATCACCTTTACCCTATCGCTGAACAACGGCAGCGGCGAAGTGCTGAACCGTGACGTAACGATCCAGTTTCGCGAAGGGGAATCACCGGGACAAAAAGTAGCGCAGGTGACAGAGCTTTTGCAGGCCGAAATCGATCACTACAAGAGCGAGCAGGTCATTTTTACATCGGCCCTGCTTAACAACGCCGTAAGCGCAATCCAAGCCGGGCTAGTACTCTAGCCCACAGCCGCGATCGGGAGAACGCGGAAAAGAAGGTGGCACAATTCGTGCATCAGGAGGTGCATCTTGTCGCTGACAAAAGCAGTAGAAGCCGTTGATGCTTGGGCCGAAGTGGTGGCTGGCACGTGTCGTGAAGGTGCCATCAAAGACATCAGTCCAAACTACGAGACTGTACTGCACATCGACGTCTGTCTGGCCGAGGCAACAGCTGAGACAGCCGGTTGCCAAATTCTCGTCCAAGTTTCCAGCGACACTTCCGGAGACGCCGCCTGGTCAAACTTGACCCAACTCGGCGGCCCAGTCGGGACTGCCTTCAAAACGGATATCGCAGCCGACGAAGCAGCCGGGCAGACCGTGCTGAGTGTCACCAATCCGACCACTGCCAATCTCGATCACCCCGGCAAGTTTTTGTTCATCGAGAACACCGCCACCCCGGCCAACAGCGAGATTGTCTTCCAGGTCAGCAATGAGGGCGATGCTGGGGACACGATCACGATTCTCGACGGTCTCACAAATGCCCAAGCGGCCGCTGACGGCGACATCTGGGAAATCGACTCGGCAACCGCATCCGTTGTGGCGATGTTTGTAATTTCTATTCCAGCCGGCGTGAGCCGGGTTCGCGTCCTTTACAACAACATCCAAGCCACGGGAGCCGACGTGTTCACGCGTTGCCGCCTCTCCAAGATCACCGCGGTTACTTGACATGGGCCTGATCCATCTACCCTACACATCGAAGCCTCCAGCCGGTTCAACCGTGCAGCGCAGCCACCATTTGTCCAAAGGCTTGGTGGGCTGGTGGCCCATGAACGAGGGATGCGGGATCCGGATCGCGGATATTTCGGGGAGCCGAAACGACGGCTCCTATGTCAACGCGGTATCGAGCCAGCCTCTGTGGAGCGGAGGTCGCTCCGGACCGACCCTGAATTTCGCGGCTGGGGGATCACAGAGAGTCGACATCCAGAAGCAGTATACCCCCCTGGACGTGACTGGCGACCGGCTGAGTTTTTCCCTCTGGGCGCAGGCAACTGTCAGCGGGGCGAACTATTTGCTTGGCACGATTAACGGCGCCGGAACCTCTGGATTCTCCCTGAACGCGCCGAACGATACGTCCGTCAGGTTCATCATCGGAGACGGCGCTTTGGTCTCGATGAACGCGAACATCAAGGGCACGTTTTCGAGCGGAGTCTGGCAGCATTTCTGCTGCGTGTACGATGGCGCGTTTTTGCGGATTTACCAGAACGGAATTTCCATCGGTACGCCAGTCGCGAACACTGGAAACGTCGTGACTAACGCGAACAAACTGCAGATCGGTGCCTATGGCGAAAGTGGACTGTATTGGACAGGGCGACTGGACAACGTGCAGGTATGGAACCGCGCGCTATCGGCCGACGAAGTGCGGCTGCTCTATGCGAGTCCATTTTGCAACGTCGTCCGCCCGGTGACCTGGGTGAGCTCTGGCGTGATTCCGCCAGCCTCGATCAGTCCAGTTCTCTGGATGGGAGTATGCGTATGAACGCCGCCCATCAATCATTGCAATCGAGCCTCCTGAAAAGAAACTAGACTCAACAATGGCCTCCGCACCTGACATTCGAGCCGGCCGCGCATTCGTCGAGCTGGTTGTACGTGACAAGCTGGCTGCCGGGCTCAAGGCGGCCGCCGCCAAGCTCCAATCGTACTCTCGCACGTTTGCAGCCGCCGGCGGGGCCATGCTCGGCGGGGCGGCGGCGATCGCCACGCCGCTAATTGCCGCGGCTACCAACTTCGCCAGCACCGGCGCCGCGCTGGACGACATTTCCCAGCGCACTGGCATGTCGGTTGAAGCCCTCTCGGAGCTGGGGTACGCGGCCGAGCAATCCGGGACGAATCTGGAGGCCATCGAAAAGGCGTCCAAGAAGCTGGCCAAGACCGTGACCGACGCGGCGGACGGCAGCAAGTCGGCCCGCGAGTCGTTCGCCGGCCTCGGCCTATCTTGGGCGGAGGTCGCTGCCAAGTCGCCCGACGATCAGCTCGAGGCCGTGGCAGACGGCCTGGCCGGGATCAGCGATCCGGCTCGCCGGGCGGCGCTGGCCCAAGAGGTCCTGGGGAAAAGCGGTACCGATCTGATCCCCATGCTCTCCGGCGGGGCCGCCGGGATGCGGCAGCTGCGCGACGAGGCGAAACGACTGGGCCTCACGGTGTCAGGTGACACGGCAGCCAAGGCCGCGGTACTGGACGATTCCCTCGCCAGCTTGGGGGCCGTGGTGAAAGATGCCTGGTTTGAGATCGGGTCAGGCATGGCGCCGGCGATTACCACGTTGTCAAACGCTCTCCGCAGTGCCCTGGTACCCATCAACGCCTTCATCGAGCGCAACGGAGAGCTGCTGCAGATCGCGATCCCAGTCGCCGCTGGGATGGCGGCGATCGGCGTGGCCCTGCTCGGAATAGCCGGCGCGCTCCAGCTCGGATCATTCCTCCTATCCGGCCTCGCTGGAGCCGCCGGTCTCTTGCTCTCCCCGTGGACGCTGCTGATTGCGGCCGTCGCCGGGGGAGTCTACGCTTGGACGCGGTTTTCTGCTAGCGGCAAGGCCGCTCTGGGATCCTTGCGCGGCTTCTTCGGCCCGCTGCTCACGACGGCGCGCGGCACGATCCAGGGCATTGTAGACGCTTTCAAGGCCGGGAATCTGCAGCTAGCAGCCCAGATCGCCCTGGCGGGACTCAAGACCGTGTTTCTGACGGGGTTGCAGCAGCTGGTAACTCTGTTCCCCACGGCCTTGGGCCCGCTGGGCGACTGGTTGGCCAAGATGGGAGCCGAGCTAGCAGCCGGCCGCTGGGCCGAGCTCGGCCAGACCGCCATGGCCGGCCTGCGGGCCGCGTTCGACGCAGGCCTGGCGGGCTTGCGATTGCTCTGGGGCACCTTCACCCGCGGGATCGTCTCCGCGTTGGCCACCGCCGCAAAGTCCGTGGCGGAGATCTGGACCAAGGCCGTCAGCGGGATCGCCAACGGCCTGCTCGAATTGGCCAGCAGCAGCAAGGCCGCCGGGACGCTGCTAGCGCCCATCCTTGGCGTGAATATGTACGAGGAGAAGCAGCGCTACGAGAAGACGAACGACGCCCGCGCGAGAGGGTACCGCACGGCCAACCTCGCCCACACGATCGCCGAGTCCGAGAAGAAGCTCCGGACGACGCTGAGCAATCAGGAGCGCATGAAGCTGCAGGCGGCCATCGAACAATGGAAGTCGGAGCTGGCTGCCGTCGATTCCCCCGCCCCGGATTTCCTGGCCGGTGCCCGCGACAGCGTTGACCGGTCGCTAACAGACGCCAACGCCAACATCGACGCCGCTCTCAATTCGTGGACCGAAACGGCCAACGCGCAAGCGGCAGAGAGCCAGGCCGCCGCACAACAGCAGCTGGCCAACGCGATGGCCGGACTCACCCCGGCCGGGGCCGGCGGCGGAGCGGCTCTCGCCGCCGGTCTCACCGACGCTCAGCGCGAGCTGCAGGCCGGGCTGACCCAAGCGGCCGCAGAGCGGGCAGCGGCCGAGGCCAAAGCCAAGGCCGGACAGAAAGAGGCGGTGGAGGAACTGGCGCCCGTGGCCGCCGGCGGCGGCCCAAAGATCGCAGGCACGTTCTCCGCCTGGGCGATCGGCCAGCAGTTCGGCCCAGCCGACACCGTGGCCATCAAGCAGCTGGCCGAGCAAAAACGCATGGTGACGATTTCCCAGCGGATGCTGGAGATCGCGGAAACCCAAGAACGGCGCGACGCGAAACGCAAGGAGCTGGTCTATACGTGAGCGGAATGGCGTTAGCCACGTGTTTCTAACTGGCCGCAATACGGGCGGCTAGCGCCTTGCCGCTTACCAAGAGAGTCAGGGATGACAATCACTCATTCTGAAATCGTCGGCAGCCGCCGCGGCGGGATCAAGGAGAACAGCGACTCCGAGATCGAATACGTGTACCACGTGCGCGGTACGGACGATCTCACCGCGGCATTCACCCACATCCACGCGGTGGCCCCCGCCACGATCGTTGATCCGGCGACTGGGTGGACGCTGATCCAGACCGGAATCGACTGGGACCACGTTGGCGCTGAGGCCTGGAAATTCAACTACCGGTACGCCGGCGACGATCGGACGCTGGACACCGGAGACTACCGTTTCAGCTTCGGCACCACAGGCCAGACCGCCCATATCAAGAGCTGCAAGCAGGACGTCGCGACCTACGTCCCTCCCAACAAACAAGCCGCCAACTACAACCACCGTCAGCTGATCGGAGCGAACGACGGCGAAGTCGCCGGCGTCGACATCGTCGTCCCGTGCCTCCGCCTCACTTTGTCCTACCGCCAGCCCAAAGCCGTGATCACCGACACCTATGTGCGGCTGCTCGAGCTGATGACGGGCACGTACAACAACGCGACCTTTTTCGGCCGCGCTGCTGGCGAGGTACTGTTTTTGGGTGCCGACGGCTACCAGGGCAACAAGACCGATCCGCAGATCGACTACCAGTTTCTTCGGCTGCCCAACGTCACCGGCCTGACGATCGGCACGATTACTGGGATCGCCAAGCTGGGCCATCATTATCTCTGGGTCGAGTACGAAGATGACCCGCAGAGCCGCATGCTCAAGAAGCCCGCCGCCGTGCACGTATGCCGTGTGTACGAATCGTCCAATTTCTCGATGCTAGGAGTCGGAACGTAGCCAAATGCCAATCAACCCCGAACACAAATCCTTAGAAGACGTGGCCGCTGAATGGGCCAACAAGGTGCTCAGTTGCCGCACCTGTGCCCCGTATCTACCGGACGAGCTCGACAACGAGCTCGACGACGTCCGGCGCATGCAAGCCGTCCAGTTTGACGCGCTGATCGGCAGTGCGCTGGAGACCTACGCCCGCCGCAACGGCACGCACAAAGACCAGGTATCCGACGACGTCCACCGCCGCCTCGTGTCCGAGATCCGGAGGCGGATCGCCGCCGGCAGCGCGCTGCAAGCCCGCCTAGACGCGGAGCTCGTTCCCTAATTTGTCATTGTTCATTGCTCATTTTTCATTCGCATTTTCCCCGTGACCATCCCTCTCGTCCAACCCGGTGACCCGCCCCGCTTTGCGGCCAGCGACCACAACGCGATGGCCGAGGCGGCCAATGCCTACGCTGCGGGACGGTGGGGCGATCGGGTGCCAGACCGGCAGCGTTGGCGCACGGGTGACCTAGTGCGCCTCCAAAACACTTCCGGCTCAGACCAGGCGATCGGCCACGTGCTCAAGCTCGCCACCCCGGCGGTCGGTCCATCTGACGATTTCGCCCAGTTCGCCGGGCGGCTCAACATCCTTGGCGATCTCCCGGACGGAGCCGCCTGTCAATTCGGAGTCCTGGTCGAGCCACTGCAGGAGCAGCAGACCGGGTGGGCGGCCGTGTCCGGCGCCGTCGCGGCGCTCGTCCAGATCACCTCCCAGACTCACGATTTCGTCTGCCTCGAGCGTGGCAGCACGATCCTACGCTCGGCCGCTGAGGGCTTTACTCGGATCCTCTGGAGAGCCGGCAACACCGGCCTGCAGTGGTGCTACGTGCTCCTGCTTGGCGGATCCTGCTGTGCGGCAAGCTCGGACAGCAGCTCGCCTTCGTCGTCCAGCAGCCCGCCGTCTAGCAGCCCCTCGTCCAGCCCGCCTTCGTCCGCCAGCAGCCCATCGTCGAGCAGCCCATTGTCCAGCAGCCCGTCGTCCAGCAGCCCATCGTCCCCGTCGTCCAGCTCACCCGCGTCCATCGGGCCATGTCACTGTTGGCTGCGGTGTGAGGCATGGGGATCGTGGGGACTGTATTGGCTGATCTACACTGCTGGAGGATCGCTGCCAATGACGTGCGGTTGGGCTGGCTGCGTGGACGACTATGTGAATTCATGTAACGCGCCATACGGCGAAGAGTGTTCTTACGCTGAGGAAAACCTTATTATCCAAGTCGGATGTGTACCGAAATGAAGCCGGGCTGTCCCCACCTGACTGACACATGCGAAGTCGCTGCTGGCCTGTCCGGCGTCCGGACGTGTCCCAAGCCTCACCCCGGATTGTGCGTGCTGTGCGAGCACCAGGACAGCCCGCGCGGAGCGAACTGGGTGACCGTCAGTCTGGGAGCCAGGGGCCTGGAGAAATGCGATCCCGCGAAGCTGACGTCTTTCCTCGCCGAATACAGCTCCCTCATCCCGTTTCTGGGCGATCCCGCAATCAAGGAGGCATGGGAGGGGCGACTCCGCGTAATCCGTGATGGTACAGGTGTCGGTTCCCAGCTCTGGCAGCTGCTTGAATCGCTTGGCATTCGGCATTCGGCAGGCTGCAGCTGTCTCAAGCTAGCCGAGCGCATGAACGCCCTGGGCCCCGCCGGCTGCCGGAGGAATCGGGCTGAGCTCGCCGCAGACATGCAGACCAACGCGGCCGCCTACGGCTGGACGACGGTCGCCACGGCGGCCGCCAAAGCGATCGCCAGCGGTCTAGCCTTCCGCCTGTCCGTCACCGACCTCTACGGATCGCTCCTCGGCGAGGCGATCCGCCGTGCCGAGATGGTCCCTGAGAGTGTGTCCCCTGCCCCTGTGTCTGCTGTTGGAAAAAAGACGCAAAAGATCATACTCGCCACAAACCTCTGCCCCGGCGACGTGCTCACGCTGACGGCTGCCGTCGAGTCACTCCATGCAACCTACCCCGGCGAGTACTGCACCGACGTGCGCACGAATCACCCGCTGATCTGGACGGCCAACCCGCACATCACGCCGCTGGCCGAGGGCCCGGACGTCCGGACAATTCAGATGCACTATCCCGCTGTGCACCGCTGCAACCAGGTCGCGTCGCCGTTCCTGGCCGGCTACACGGCATACCTTTCCGAGCAGATCGGCCGCCGGTTGCAGCTCACGACCAACCGGCCCCACGTCTACCTGACGCCAGACGAGACCAAGCGTCCCCGCTCCCGGCTCTGGCAAGGAGCCCCGGATTTGACGCGTCCCTATTGGATCGTCAACGCCGGGATCAAGTCCGATTTCACCGTGAAACAATGGCCCGTCGAACACTATCAGGCCGTGATAGACTTGACGCGGGACAAGATCCAGTGGGTCCAGATCGGCCTGTCGATGCACGATCACCCGCGATTGCGGGGCGTGATCAGTCTTTTGCAGGACGGTCCCCCGATGCGTCAGCTGATCCTCCTGGCCCGCCACGCCGCCGGAGGCCTCGGACCGATCACGTTTCTCCAGCACCTGATGGCAGCCTGGCAGCGGCCCTACATCTGCCTGGCCGGCGGCCGCGAGCCCCCGACCTGGATCCAGTACCCGGCGCAGCACACCTTACACACGATCGGCCAGCTGGACTGTTGCGCCGTCCACAGCTGCTGGCGGGGCCGCGTCGTGCCGCTGAACGACGGAGCCGAATCCGATCAGAGCCTCTGTGCCCATCCGGTGACGGATCTACGGCGACCCGTAGCCCGCTGCATGCAGATGATCCGTCCTGAGGAAGTGATCGCGATCCTAAACCGCCACTGTGCTTAAATCCTTTTTGTCGCTTTTGTCCCTTAGGTCCTTTTCCTCCCATGTGTGTCCACCCCGACCTCTTGATCCCCGGCCGGCTTTGCCACGCGGCGGACTTCTCCAGACCGGCGCACGCACGGTACATGCGGCAGTTGAATCTTCCGCCCGTTCCATTGCACCGGAAACACTGGGAATACTCCCTCGTCTGCGAAGCGGTGGACGCCGCCGGCATCCTCGAGGGAACCGATCACGAGCCGCAAGGCCTCTGTTTCGGCTGTGGTGTGGAGCATCTCCCGTCCTACTTCGCCTCCCGCGGCTGCCACATCACAGCTACGGATCGGCCGGACGGCGGCTGGCACAAGCCGGACCTCAGCAAGCTGAACAAGTACGGCCTATGCCACCCCGATGATTTCCGCCGCATGGTCACATACCTACCGGTCGATATGAATTTGATCCCCACGAATCTGACAGGCTTCGATTTCTGTTGGTCCTGCTGCTCACTCGACCATTGCGGGAGTATCCGGCTCTCAAAACGCTTCGTGTACGAATCTCTCCGTACGCTCCGGCCCGGAGGGATCGCCGTACACACCGGAGAATTTGCTCTCGACGCGGTCTGTCGATCTCCCGATTATCAAGACACGGTGTGCTGGGTACGCTACGACGTCGACGAGGTCCTGGCCTATGTGCGAGAACGCGGGTACCGGGCTCGCTGGACAGAGCCAGTTTGGGGCCCGAAAGATAGCTTGGATCCTGCCACCAAGGCCAACAGGCTACAAACCAGAGTCGCCGGCTTTCGATCAACCTCGTTCGGCCTGGTGATTCAAGCCACGATTTCCAGCCCGACTTGCCGGACCGAGGACTGAAAATGCTCGCGATCACCATCGCCGATTCCGTTGCGTATCGCCGGATGGCCGAGCTGGCGGCCGCCTCTGTCCGGGACCACACCGGTCTGGAGACGCGGATCGTCGAGCCAGCGGCCGGCGTCCCTGCAGCCGTCGCCAAGCTGCTTCTGCTGCAAGATTGGCCTGA